TCATCCGATTCTTTATTTCCATCTCCTTTGGTGATAACTGGAGAGCGGATTCACCCCGATCTTTGAACAGGGAGCGTTCGATGCGGTCGTAGGTTGTGTCTTTTTTCGGCATAATTTAGTCGTTGATGATTTGTTCTTTCATGTATTTATCAGCAAGTGGCTCGGCCGCCGGACTTCCGGCCTTGGCTAACTTGATCACAGTTTTTCGGAGTTCGAATTTTGTTTGCAGGCGTCCCTGATGGTATGCTTCGTAGATAGGAGAATGATGATGATTTTTGCAAATATCACAGAAGTAGCTGCGTTCACCGGCAGGCAGCGAAATTAGAATGGCGATTTCTGCCGGAGGCAACAAAGCTGCGGCCATCTCTCTGATTTGTTGCAAGGTTTCATCTGATAACTCCATTTCTATTCTAATATTTCGTAACTGATTGCTTGATTATATGCCTGCTCGAACATTTCCGAGAAGTAATTGAAATGCTTTCCGGAAGTGAAATAGAAGCCATTTTCCCAGCGGTGATTCTGGTTCAGGTTCGCGGAACCGGCAATACCGAACTGATATTTGTCATTTTCCACCAATAACACTTTTGCATGACAGGAGTCAATCCGTATGCGTGGTGTGATGTTGGAGGCAAACAGTAACAAGTCAAGCTTGTGCCGTTTTACCGTCGTATCGAGCAGGAGGGTCAGACCTGTAATTTTTTTATCATCGGCCAGGAAGAAGAGAGGGCGTAAACTGTCCTCTGAGATACTGAATGTAGCGATCCTTATATCCGCCGGTCCGATTTCAGATAAAAGAGAGGGCAACACTTCATGTATTGCCCAGTCTCCTTTGTGCATGAACGGTTCGATAGAACCGGGACACAAAGCCAAAGGAAAGTTATCCTGAAACCTTTTCACCTTGTTCTGCCGATAATTCTGCCGTTAAAGCGGCTAATTCAGTTTCGTATTTAGCAATCCGGTCGAGTGCGTTCTGCAGAACAGCCTGCTTTCCCTCTTTCCCGGCCCTTTCTGCGGCTGTTTTGCTGTTCGTAATGTTCTGCTTCAGACGTTTGATCTGACGGGCTATTTCGAAGCCTCTGACCACTGCATTTTCACTATACTCAGGACGTTTAGCATCAAGCTCTAAGGTTGCCTGTTTGCCTTCTGCGTAATCGTCAATCTGTTTCCAAAGTTTGCGACGTTCGTCGTCCAACTTGCAGAGTTCTTCTGCGAGGGGGTGACGTTCCTCTGCCGGGATATCCGGATTCGCAATATCATTATGGAGACTGGCGTACAGGGGAGCGATCTCTTTGATACGGGCGTATGCTTTACGTAAGGCAGGAGTGAGGGATTCTTCTGTTACGATCTTGACACCCGGAGTGTTCAAGGCATCCAGTTCGCCCCGGATAGCGGAGAGCTCTTTCATTTTCTCCTCGAACTCTTCATTTAAAGCTGAGAGTTCGTCAGCATGATTTTCCGTGTCACTCTCAAGTTCGCTGATACGGTTATGCAGTCCGTCGATCTCCTCTTGGAGTCGGTCGATTGCCTCTTTCCGGATATCGGTTTCTTGAGTCCGTTGTTCGTCATTCAGTGTTTGAACGATCAGGATCTCTTCAAATGCAGCCGGGTAAACAGAAGGAGCATCTTTTATTTCCCTGGCTATTTTAGTCAGTATATTGACTAATTGTGTAAAGTGGGGATCGAAAATGTGAGGATTCTCCGGTGCCTGGGAAAGATAGTTCCCATAGCTGCTCTTGGTGTTTGCCTTTGCTAAAGCGTTAAAGAGTTCCATACCGTCAGCGTACCTACGCTGACGGTTTGACAACCATTTTTCTAACTGTTCGTTTCTTGTCATAAAATATATGTATTATGTTAACCTCCGGGACTTGGAGCCGGTTTTAGGCCTGCAATGACTTCCATGTCGATTGGTGTCCCTAAAACAACAGCCGATTCATTTGCGTCACAAGTGGCTGTATAGGCAGTTCCCCGCTGATCGGCGGCGAGCTTACCACCATCAAAGGAGGGTGATACATCGGCATACATGCCCGGTTTACCCATCAGGAATTGTTGGCCATCGGAATCTTCGAAGACGAAGTACCCCGGAGTGTTCTTGACAAGTGTACTGAAAGCATGCATTCCCGGAGTATTGCCGGGAAAGAAAAACTCTAAAGTCTGCTTAAAAGATTTTCCGTCCGTTTCGCCTTGAATTTCCGCTTTATAACCTACTTTCCCTTTTGTGGAATACAAGTAAATCGGCTGAGTGTAGGTTCCGCCGCTTGGAAAAGTGAATGATCCTGAAGCGGTAATCAGGTCCTCATTCGTAGTAGGCTTTGCCGGAATCATTGGTACGGTTGAAGGAGCGTCATACGGAATAAAGAGCAGCCGTCCTTTATAACCTCCCATGTTGTTTTGCCCGATATTCCATTTTAACGGGGCAAATGCCGGACCGGCAGCCAGAACGGTTAAACCGTCTGATGCCAGAAGATGATGGCTGATCCAGTTTCCGGTATCCGGAATGGTCGCTTGTACTTCCGGAAACAAGAACAGGCAGCAGATAAGCAGGCATGAAATGCAAAGAATAAATCGTTTCATAATCAGGTAATTGTTTAGTTTATGTAGGGGAAGGTAAGACTCCCTTCCCCGGATTAGTTAAGTATAGGCTCCGGTAGCGGTGGCTACTTCACCGGCAACAACTGTAACCTGTGTATTTGCCGGTTTGGTCTTGCCATCGGCATCAGTGAACTCGATGGTGTATTTTCCCGGAGGAAGTCCAATGATGCATTGGCCGTTACCGCGTTTGGCAACTTTTCCCTGGATACTCCATTGGCCTTTGTCGGTGCCGGTGATGGCTACCTGCACTCCACCGGTTTTACAATAGTCACCGGCCAGGTCGAGAGATTCGTTCTTCTGCTCGTTACAGCGGAAGACTTTCTCATGCCAGTCATTGATACGTGTATCGTATCCTGCCTGCAACCAGAACTGCCATTCGTTCGGGTCCTCGTAAATATCACGTATCTGGCAGAATTTAGAAGCCGCTTGAGTATTGAACGCCACGTCTATGTTACCAACTTTCTGAAGGGTCAGCCGGGAACCTTGGCCCAAAGCTTCGTGGGAGGAGACAATCAGGTTCGGACACATGGCGTCTTCCCGCAAGAGTTCAAGCATGCGTTGCATGGAAGGATATTCCTGCATGCGTAACTTATTACGTAATGCTGAACGGGCAGCTTTCAAAACGGTTTCAGCACACAAAAGCTGTGGTACACCGCCTATTGAAGAACGAAGGTAGGTGTTTGCGCCTCCGATCCATTCCACCAGATTCTCGTAAGCTGTATAATCTGTATCTGACGTTGGCGCGGCAAACTCTCCGGAAATAGCGAAATTACCACGGGCCGCATTTACATCGCCACGAGTGATCAGCATATCCATCTTGGTATAAATACCATCGAAAGCCCCGCCGGGTGAGTTGGAATCTTCATCCCGTTCGGCAGAGAACAGGCTATATACGATATCTTCCAGATGCGAACGTACCAGGGTAAATGCAACCTTGGTTTCCATCGGATGTTTTTTCGTAGTGTTGCTTACCGGAGTGCCACCGATGATCAGCAGTTCGTTATCATCGTACTTCTGTGAGTTTTCTTTGGTGATGCAGACAACATCTTTCGGCTCGATGACTGAGGGTTCGTAACCTAAGAGTTTATCGACCAGTCCGAAGTTCTTTCCGATTTTATACGATTGCGTACCACCGGCACGACGACGCTCGTTGATACGTGCGTGTTTGCCTTGCAGGTCCATAACATTCAGCTTTAGTAGGTTTGCCACTTCGGTGAGGGTGGCAAACGGCAGCGCACGAAGTGCCTGGTCATAAATGACCAGTGCTTCGTTCAGTTTAGAGACGTCAATTAGTTTATTTGCAGCCATTTGAATAGACTTTTTAATAGTTAAAGTTTAGGTTATTAATACAGGCCCTCAGCTTTTAATTTCTCGGTGATAGCTTGATAGTTTCCTGCGTTCTGGTCACAGAAAGCAGATAACTCTTCCTGGGTTCCGCTACCTTCAGGCTCTTGTTCAGGAGTCAGACCGGCATGCCCCGGTGTAGGACCGTTCTTCAGATTCTTCACTTGCTCTTCAAGTTGGGTGATTTTAGAATCCTTCTCAGTGATAGAGTTCTTGAGAGTACTGATCTCGTTATCCTTGCCGGATGTAGAACCGTTCAGCTCTGTAATTTTTGCGTTGGCAGAGTTAAGTTTCTCTTCAATATCGGCCTTAGCCTGTACAAGAGTAGCGTTCTCTGTCTTTAATCGTTCCATTTCAGCATGGATAGAGTCCAGGTTTTCAGCAGACAGTTCGGTGGTTTCCGCTTTATCTTTTGAAATTCCCAGGAAAGAGAGGAAGCCGGTCCATGATGGTTTGTAATTCATTGCCTTTTCTTTTGGGATTGTTAATGCTGGCACAATATTCGTGTCCATACCCGCTGCCAGTAAAACGGAGGAGGAACGGTCGTATAAGCGCACGGCATGGGAGTTGGCCGGGATATCCACGATGGAAGCCTCCATGACTTCTGCTTTGGTAACAGTTTCGCGTGTTTGTCCCGGAAGCAGATATTCTTTTTCGGAGGATGTGGCCAGGATACGTATACCAATGCTTGCGGCCCGTAAGGTCCCTGCTTCGTATTTCGCGGCAATGGTCTTCGATAAATCGTCTACCTTGTCGAAAACAGGAATAGCAGAAAGCACGTCGTCCTCTATCTTGATATCGTCCCAATATCCGATTGCTTTGTAATCACACCATAGGGGTGATCCTTCATCACGGAAATGCCCATACAGCATGACCGGGTTGTCAATGAAAGCTT